TTCCAAAGCCTAAAAAAGTGAAACCAAAATCTATAAAGAAGACAAAAAAATCTGATAAAAAAAATGTAAAATTAAATAAACAACCTAAAAGTGGAGAAACTAATGAGTGATGCATTACAATTTGTGTTAGGTATCGTATTAAGTATATTTGGATTTTTTTTCTTATATGTGCAATCGATATGTGTTCATGAACAAAAGACTGGTAAGAGAGTAAAAATGTTTTGGGAAAAAGATTAATGGAATACTTTTTATATTTTTTAATGTTTTGTATTGCATTAAATACAATAAAATTTATATATGATGAAATAACTAAGGAGAAAAAATGAGCTATTATAATTTTGATGACGTAATGTCAAGACTAGATGATATTGAAGCTAAAATCGATAATCTTATAGAAATAAAAGAAAAGAAAGAATACACAGTTGATTATTATTCATCTCATTGGAGTGAGAATATGGATAGAAAAGCTGAGGTATTTCGTAGAGGTGATGGGGAATGGGGTGTTGAATATTATATAAAAGATGCACTTGATAAAACAGAAATCTATGAAGGTAAAAGCGAAGCTTATGCAGAAAGTGCTGCAGAAAACTACGTATTAGGAGTAAAAATTTAATCAGTGGTCAGGTCTCATCAACGCAACTCCTTATCACCCCGCGGAGACCTGGCCAATTTAACGGTGTACATTCACTAAAAACTATGGTATAATATAATTATGGAAAAATGGTTAAACGATAACATATTAATAATTACAGCAATAATCACACTACCATTGTGGGTAGCTTATATTGCACAATATTTTTAAGGAGAAATATGGCTAAAACAAAACGTAGAGGACCAAGTTTAGATGATAAGTATCTAGGCGTAGAACCGTTATTTACAGATGAACAAGATTTTACTGATATGTCAGCTTGGACAAAAGCTGCACATTGGTATAATTATTTTTATAAATCAAAAGATTACATGCCAACAACTTATCAGTTTGCAACTGAGTATTGTGGCTTTAATAAAAAGAAACTATCAGTTTTAAAAAGATTAAAAGACTGGAAGTTTATGAAAGTCAACAAAGGTATTAAGATTCTATATCGTGGTTGGAAGTATGATGATGCTACAATTGAAAACTTTAAAGAGCAAATCAATGAATTGTATAAAGAAGGCTTAAAAGAAAAGAAAGTTGAAGATGCAAAGAAAGCAAATATAGTAGTTATTACACCAGCTGAAAGAACTCGTAGAAAAGTTGTTGAAACAATTTATCATGATTTTGATAATGAAATTGTTGAAGGTTGGTTTGATGAAAACTATACACAAAAGTTTAGTGCATACAACAGATTTAAAATGCATGGATTAAAAGGCAATGCAATTAACATATTTAAATCAATGATTGAAGAAGAATATAATAATGTAAAAGATGCATACGATAAAACATGTGACCAATGCGTAGAAGCTTATTCACATATATCAAAAGGTAATAAAAGAAAAATGCTAAAACAGTTTGAAGATATCTTTGCTGATTTAGAAAGATTAAGAGATTCATTTAAAGCTACTAGAATACCTAGAGCTAAAAAGCCAAAGTCATCAGATGCTCAAGTAGCTAAACTTAAATATTGTGAAGAAGACATAGATGCTAAACTTACTTCTATTAATCCAATATTAATTCCTACAAAGCATAAACTGTATATATACAATCGTAAGAATAGAAAACTGATTGAATATGTCACATCGGCAACATCCGGATTTGAAATAGCTGGTACAAGTATTAAGAATTTTGATAAACAATCTCGCCAAGCTACATTAAGAAAACCTGATGAAATATTACCAATGATTTTGAATAAAACTGAAAAACAAATCGAAAAGGTTTGGGATTCAATAACAACAAAAATTGATAAACCTACAGGCAGAATTAACGCTGACTGTATATTAATGAGAGTATTTTAGGAGGAAAATATGTTATCAGTTGGAGATAAATTCCCTGCTTTCTCACTACAGGGAATAAATGAAAAAAATGAATTTGTGAGAGTAAATATATATGAAGGATATGAACCACTTAAAAAAGATTGGTCTGTCGTTTATTTTTATCCAAAGGACTTTACCTTTATATGTCCAACAGAAATTGCAGCAATGGATTGTTTAGTCGACCATGCAAATGTAGTAGGAATCAGTGGAGACAATGAGTTCTGTAAATTAGCATGGAAACAAGAAAATAATACAATAGGCAATATTAATCATACACTTGCTGCAGATTGTGGATTAGGACTATCACATACTTTAGGCATTGTAAATGGCGATGAAGGTGTACCTTACAGAGCTACTTTTATTTTTGATAAAGATAGAACTATACAACATGTATCAGTGAATGCATTAGACACAGGTAGAAATGCACAAGAGGTATTAAGAACTCTAAAAGCATTGCAAGCAGGTGGCCTTACAGGTTGTGCTTGGGATGAAGGAGATGAGTTTGTCGGATAATCCAATAGAACAAAAGATTATGACTCGTAAAAGATTTTCTGCAGCAGTGGAACATCTTGTAGCAAATAATAATCTATCTTATATCGATGCAGCTGCTTATGTTATAGAAGAAAGAGGTATGGATTATAAGAATATGAAAAAGCTTTTAACTGATTCTTTAAAACAAAAGATAGAGGAAGAAGCTGCGAGTCTTAATCTAATTAGAGTTAAAAAAGGAAATAAACTTCCTATATGAATGACCCTTTTGAATCATACAAATTATATAATGCATTAAAGCTTCATTTCGAAACTGATTATGATGCAGTTAAATATAATTTTAAATCAAACGTGTCGGCTAAATCTTTTTTTAAAAGAAAAGATAAATACTTCTTTGCCAAATTAGCAAAAACATATGAAGCTGATTTAAAAGAATTCTATATTGCCAATTTTAAGAATGATGTAAAATATGTTGGTGATATGCTAAATGAAGGTGGAGAAAGATATTATAGAGAACATAAAAAAGTTATGGAATCTTTAACGTATAGGTTTCAAAACGATATAAATAAATTAAATGATATGCATGTACCTTTTGATTCTCTTTTAGAAGCAGAACAAAATGGACATCCATTGATTATAAAGCTTTGGCTTCAAGAAGAATTACTATTAGAAACAGTAGTCATCTTGGATTCAATACTTGGATTTGTAGAACGTGAAAATAAAAAGATTACGGACACAATTATATGGCCAGACATCTATCGTAAGATAATGAAATACAAACCCTTCGTAAAGTTTGATAGAAATAAATGTTTAAATTTATTAAAAACAACCTTTACAAATACCGCATAATGTGGTATAATATATTATATTATGGATAAAGTGGATAATTCAGTAATACAGTGTAAATACAGGAGAAATATATGTCACTAGAAAATCTAAAGAGCATGCGAGGCTCATCAATCGATAAACTCGTAAAAGCAGCAGAAGCTGTATCTTCAGCAAAACCAGAAACTACCAACTATACAGATGATAGATTTTGGAAACCTACTCGTGATAAAGCAGGAAATGGTTATGCCGTAATCAGATTCTTACCAGCAAAAGAAGGTGAGGATTTACCTTGGGTAAGATATTGGGACCACGGATTTAAAGGTCCTACTGGCTTATGGTATATCGAAAACTCTTTGACTTCCATTGGACAAAATGACCCAGTATCGGAAGCAAATTCAGTTCTATGGAATACTGGTAGAGATGAAGATAAAGCAATTGCAAGGGAAAGAAAAAGAAGATTACATTATGTAAGTAATGTGTTGGTTGTTTCAGACCCAGCAAATCCTCAAAATGAAGGAAAGGTATTTCTTTACAAATTTGGTAAAAAAATCTTTGATAAAATCATGGATGTAATGCAGCCACAATTTGCAGATGAAGAACCTGTAAATCCTTATGACTTCTGGGAAGGTGCTGACTTTAAAATCAAAATCAGAAAAGTAGAAGGTTGGGTAAACTATGACAAATCAGAGTTTAGTTCACCATCAGCTTTACATGAAGGAGATGAAGCCAGACTTACAGAAGTATATAATGGTCTTTATAGCTTAAATGAGTTTGTTGACCCTGCTAACTATAAATCATATGATGAACTAAGTATGAAATTAAATAAAGTACTTGGTGTTGATGCAGGTCATGCTCCAGTTGAATCAACTATGAGTCAAGCTCCAGTAGCAGAAGCAGCACCAGTTGCAGCAGCTGATACAAGCTTTCCTCCAGTAGAAGATAATTCTGATGAGGATGATACATTAAGCTACTTTGCTAAACTAGCTAAAGAAAGTTAATTAAATTTGATTTTCGGAGGGGACTGAATGGTCCCCTTTTTTTTTTAGTCGTAAACGTTTGCTATTACGCCGCTTACACTAGACATTACACCTTGACTTTGTGGTGTAATAACATTTACTGTATTGTTTTGATAATCATAACTTAAATTACCACCTAAGTCCCTTCTAAAGTCAGGGTCATTTCTTGGAGCTCTTCTAAATCGTGCTTCTTCTACTTCTTTTTGTCTTGCAATACCTTCTTCTGATTTTGCTTGAATAACAAATCCATCTTTACCTACACCATCGTATTTTGATTTTAGTGAATCTAATTTAGCATCTCCTGCAGATATAACTTTATCAAATGCTTCTTTAAAACCTTCCATTGGTGTTTTACCACCAGGCATTATTGCGGCCAATGCACCTAATCCACCAGCAGCCATTGCTAATGGGAACATTGCCATCTTTTTAACTATTTTTAATAATTCAATTCCAAGATTTTTAATGATACCACCAATACCAATATCGGCAATCATATCTTGCATTTTGTTAATAAAGCCAGTTATAACACTAATTAATGTATCAAATATTTTACTAACAATTCCTTCGAATGAAAAGCTCTTTAGGAATCCTGCAGCTTTTTCCATACCAAAGAAATTTAATAGCCATGCAAGTATATTTTTTGCAAAGTCTAAAGGAACCGAAAAGATTGCATTAAATGCACCTTTTATACCACCTAAGACAAAAGCAATTGTTTTATTAATAAAGCCTTCTTGTCCTTCCATAGCACCAAAAGCACCTTTTACTGCTCCAATAATACCAGAAATAACAACAAAAAATCTACCAAGTATTTGACCTAATCCAAAGAACGCTCTACCTATTCTTCCTAAAAATTTAAATGCCGTTTCTAAAGGCTTCACAGCATTAACAAATTTAAATATGTTGGTTCCTAATTTTGAAAAGAAACTACCACTTTTTGCAACAGCTTTACCACCATCATCTAAGGCTTTAGCAATTCTACTTGTTTCAGCTCCAAACAATAATTGTATATTTTTTAATGGTGAGAAAAAACCATTAATAGTTCTTATTATTGCTTTACCAGTTTTAGTGTCCATAGGAGGTGAAAAGTTTAATTTAGTTAAACCTTTTAAAGCACCTAATCTGCCACTAAAAAATCCAAATGCACCAGCCATTAATCCTGTAAGATTTTTAATTGATTGGCCAAAAAATCTTGCTAAGTCTTTAACACCTTTAAAGATTGTACCAAATGATCATCATTTGCCACATTTAGGAA